AGGCGGTGTCATAGGCGGTATTCCTGGGATATCGACAGGTATGCCTGGGATACCCTCTGGTGGGAATCTAAAATCTTCTGGTGGAACTTCTCTTCTTCTCCTTTCTTCCTCTTCTCTTCTCCTTCTAATTTCATCTATAATTTCATCTCTACTTCCACCGCCACCAGTGCCACCACCGCCACCAGTACCACCACCACCAGTGCCACCACCAGTGCCACCACCGCCACCAGTACCACCACCGCCTGTACCATTATCACTAGGGGGAGAGGGATAAGTGAGCATACCACCAAACGTATCTTGTTGCTGCTGTAATAAGTTAGCCATATTCATAAGACCAGCTTGGTTATTTGGTACAGGTGGGTTGGTAAACATTTCTAATTGATTAGGGTTAAGATAACCACCTAAACCTTGGTCACCCATAACTCTGTTGTCTGGCGGTTTTATTATATCATCTGGACTACCGCCCCCGTGACTTGGACCATCTCTATCAGGTCTGTTACTTAACATTTGTCCCAATTTTTTTAAAAAACTCATATCAATTACCTACGTCGTATTTTAATGCCATTAACGGTCTTTCAGCTTCACCGCCCCTATTCATCTCTAAATCTTCTAAATTAAATAAACTGAGTATATCATCACCAGCCATTTGTTTTTGTGTTTCTAACTCTGTATCTGCACCTCTTTCTAAATCAGCTAAGTCACCATCTGCTTGTTCATAAGCTCTAGCTATAGCTCTAGCTGTAGTATAAAATGCTTGTCCTTCAGGACTTTCAAAAAATTGTTTTGTTTTTAAACGTTTGACTAATTCTTCAGGGTTTAATAACATTTCTTCAAACGAAGCTCTTCTAAATCTTTCAGTAGTTCTAGTACCAGCAGTAATCATTCTTCCAGGTCTAGTAAAAATACCTAAGTAAGATCTAGCTAAAACGTTTAAAAGTTTAGTCCACTCTAAATCTGCTATGCCTATTTTAGGAGCATCAAAAGTAATATCTTTTATAAGTTTATTATACGTTCTTAAACCGTCAACAAACTCTTCCCCGTAAAGAGCTTTGAGCTGATCACCATGGTCAACTAGATATTTAGAAACAGCGTTAGTATCAAACTTTCCATTAATAGGTTTAGTTTTTTCTAAAAAATCTCTATAAACTAAATTTTTAAACTGTGTCTGTTTATCCGCTGGTACCATATCTAAAAATGTGTCAACTCTAGTTATCTTACCCTTAGTCCATATTTCATCAAACACACCCTCTGGGTCAGCACCTTGTGTTAAACTTTTTATTTTTTTAGACATAGCTAATCTATCTGCTTGTACTACCCCGAATCCTTCACCTATTCTAGGATTAACATTTTCAGGGTCAAAAAAACCACCTATATCTCTACCAAAATCTTTTTTGACTCTAGCCATGTCTTGATCACGAAATACTACTGTATCTATACCTAAATCATCAAATACTTTCCCGTAACCTATATCAATATCTTCTTGTTGTTGAAGTATCCTACGTTCAACTTCAGGATTTTTTTCTGCTGAAACATCAATTTCACGTTGCATAGCATCTTTACGTATAGGCAGTCCTTCATCAACTGACCCTAGTATTTGAGGTGTAGTAAGATTAGCAAGAACTGTGGCTTCTGGACCGCCTGCTTCAATTCTTTTTTGTACTTCTTCAAAAGCGTTTAAAAATTCATCTTCGTCGATACCCAAAGCACTAGCAGGGTTACGACCTAAAAATTTTGCTATCCCTGCGAATGCTGCGTTACCGCCAGCACTGTAAACAGCAATCATTTTACTGTCATCTATAGCAGTTTTTAAAATTTTATCTGGAGTGTAAGTTTCATCAAGTATGCCTCTCTCTTTCATACCCCTTAAATTATTATATCTCCATATAAAATGTGCCATGGTCTCACCCATAACAGTAAAAGTGATTGGTGCTGATACTGCACCAGCAGTGGCACCTGCTGCTCCACCTGTAGCCTGCCAAAAACCACTGTCTGTGAGTGCTGCCGTACCTATGAGTCCACCTGTTCCACCTGCTACACCACCAACTGCTGGACCAACTGAACTACCAGCCATAAACCCACCTATACCAGCACCTATCTCTAATGATAGAGGTTCCATAATAGCTGTAACATCTGGCCAATCAATGCCAGGAGGTGTAACAAACTGTTTTTGACCAGTTACAGGATCTTTATATACTATTCTGTTTGTGTTTGGTTCTTTAGCAAGTTCAAAAGCTTCAAGTGGTACACCTGGATATGCTTCTACTAATAAAGCTTTTACACCTCTTTCATAGTTATCGGGTGGTAAATACGTAGCGTCTTTTTGTACTTGATAAGGTGCACCTTTATCTATATCTATACCTAAAGATTCAGCTCGTTTAGTTTTTGGGTCAGTAGGATTTACTAACTCCATAAAATTAAGCCCGAAAGGTTGTTGTGTATCTCTATCTAACGGTTGTTTTCCAGGAATAACCATCCTATACAAATCTCTTATTGCGTCTTTAGGGTTGAGGTTTACAAACCTATCTCTAAAACTGTACGGTCTGCCTAAAATAGCATCTAATATACTAGGACTGATATTAGTTTTATCAAGAATGTAATTTTTAAAATCATTAGGGAAAAGTTGTCCTGGAGTATCTTCACCACTAGGGTAAACTTTATCTATAACTGGGTCAGGTATAGGTTGTGTCATCGTAGGTATAGGCTGACTATAATCAATGTTTTGATCGATGATTTCGTCTATGTCTATAATATCATTCTGTGCCATTATTGTGCCTGTATTAATCCAGCTTGTATTAAGTGTATGTTAAGTATTTGAAACTGTGCTGGGGTTAGTTGTTTTTGTAATGATAAATAATAACTTTGTTGTAATTGTGGTTCGTTAGCATATCTCGCATAATTATTCATTAAATCACGGTAACTAAACGTACCATCAACTAATTCTAGTTTAGTCTCTGTGTTTACAGGTTCGGTAATCCCTATACTTTGCCCAAATTGACTATTAGGACTTATTTGAATAGTGGGGAAAACTTTTACATTTTCATCATCACCGCCCACTGCAGGGTCAGTTACAAAAGTTTCTACTTTAGAATTTAGTTTTTCACTAGTATCCATTTCTTCAAGACTTGCTAACCTATCTTCTAATTTTTTTCTAATTTGCAAACCAGTCTTTTTTAACGCTTCTTGTTTTTTTAAGTCTGGGTTTCCAAATCTATCTGTAATAAGTATTAAATTAGACTCTAACAAGTTTCTATCAATCTCAGCTATGTTTTTCCTTACTAGTTTGAGTCTAAAATCATTTGCTACTGCTTGATATTGTTTGAGTGAGGCAACGTTACCACCTTGTAATTTCATAAATTGCTTAGTTTCAAAATCCGATATAGCTCTTAGGTCAAGACCTTTATCAATATTCATACTAGCAGCACCCAACATAGCTAAATCAAATAATGCTGCATCAAGTCTAGCCCCCGTGATACCTGAAGCTTCTAACATTCTAGCGAAAGGGCTTTTCTTAAATTCTTCAAACTCGGTACTACCTACAACACTTTGTCTCATTGCCTCGTAATCGACGTAAGTTCCTTCATCGTTTGCGTCTGTTTGTATTTTAAATCTATACCCACCCTCGTTTTCTGGTGCGGTAAACATACTGTTAAAAGCCCCTAAAGATATAGCTACATTTTCAGCGAAACCAGCGAAGTTACCCGCTAAATTGTCAAAAAGTAAATCTGATTGCTCTGGGTATTTTGATGTAAAATCGGTGATAGCTTTATCAAGTTGGTCTGCCGCAATAAAATAATTATCAAATCCTCTATCAACTCCTAAAAGTTTATTGTTAACTATTTCGTATTTTTTGTTTGCTTCTCTTAGTAGCGTATTAGATCCATAAGTCATTTCCGTACTACCATCAGAATTTCTAATCATGGTCCAACCGTTCATAATTTTAGTATATTTATTTGAGTTTCTAAGTAGTTCAGTAGGGGCTATCCAAAGTTCCTCACCACTTACATTATCTCGTACCCATTGAGGAGTACCACCAGTAGTAGGCATAGGTATAGCGTTTTCTCTTACCTCTTTAGGCAAAGCATTGAATGCTTCTTGAGTTAAAAACTTTTCAACCGTTTCACCGTTTTGAGTATATCTATATAATTTACCGCTTGTTCTTTCTTCGTGACCTTGTTTAATTCTACCAGCTAATAAAGGATTATTAGATAATTCATTTATCATATCATTATCCATCCATACATTTACCCCTATACCGTTTTTATCAATGAGTGTGTATGGTTGTTTGTTAAAATTTTTAGCTTCTCTTATTTTGCCTGGATTAAGTCTTGCATACTCAGCAAATTTTGTTTCATCCATATATAGTGTTGATTTATCAGCGTATGTGCCACTTGGACCAACTATGTCAACTTCTATAGGAGCTTTTAAACTTGAATTTAATAGTGTTTTATTGAGTGATGCTCTAGTTGTAAAATCTTGAACAGCAAAAGTAGTTACTAATGAATTAATTTTATTTTGTCTGTCAAGTTCTAAAGCTCGTTTACCTTTTGTAAATTCTTTTTCTTCTTTTATTTTAGTGCCATAACCACTTATAAACGCTTTACCGAGTGCTGCTCCCCACTCGTCTCCTTTTTCACCTGATTGAATTAAAGATAAACCTGCTGCTAGATAAGGCATAATTTTATCTGGTTCTTTTAATAAAGAATCATAGTCTGGTTCACCTATAATATCTGCTGCTGCTTTTTTGTAAACTTCTAATTTTTCAGGGTCACTTAAATTTTCAAGTAAACTAGCGTTTTCAAGGAAAGAAGACATAGCGTCCGTACTACCTATTGAACCAGCCACACTACCAGAGTTCAAAGCTTGACCTAAAGTTTGAGTAGTGTCATCTTCAGGATTACCGCCTAAGTTACCTAGATCAACACCTAAATCAACACCTAAAAATTTAATGATATCTTCACTTTCTTCACCGCCTTTCACTATATCGTCAATAACCATATTAGTGTCAGCGTCTTGTATTTGATTAGACATAATGCCTGTTGGACCGTAACTGCTTCTATAATCTTCTGGTTGCAGCACTGTTTCTGGCATTAATTGATTCTGTAATAATAAATCATTTAATGTGTTTCTGTCTAAACCTAACTGTTGAGATATAGTTTCCATAGGTATGTTTTGATCTAGCATAGTTTTAGCTTGACTCAAAAGCCTTGATCTATCAATATTTTTAGTTAAGTCTTCTTGATTTATCATGTGACTCTCGCACCACTAGGAGAAGTTAAATCTTTGTAGACTCCGTACCCAGCTATAGCGGTGCCTAAATTACTCATTAAGTTATTATTACCGCCACTAGTTTCACCTCGTTGTAAAACTGTACCACCTAAAGTAGGGGCTAACCCCTGTGCTATACCTGCGGTTTGACCTATTAACTGTGTAGGTAAGTTATATTGACCTACAAAGTTTTGATATGCTAAGTCTAAACCAGCTTGGTTTTGTCCACGTTGCATACCACCTATATTCATCATAGTGTTAACATCACCTTGACGTAAAGCTGATAACCCTTGACCTAGCCCAGCCATTTGACCGCCTACGTTAGAACCAAACTGACCAGCCTGTAGTCCGCTACTAGCTAAGTTTCTACCTGTGCCACCGTATATGTTACTTAGTCCTGTACCTAAACTACCTAGTCCTCCAGCAGCAGTACCTATAGTGCCTGCTAAGTTTTGCCCTAACCCAGCTACTTGTGCACCCATACCCGCTTGACGCTGACCTATATTAGCCATAGCATTAGCTTGATTAAGCTGTCTGTTTTGTTGATTTTCAAATGCTGATTGTGCTCTACCTGCTGCTGATTCAAAACCTTGTCTTCTTATTCCTGCTGCAGTTTCAAGCTGAGCTTTACGTAATGCTTCTTCTCTTTCTTGTGCACCTAACCTAGCTCTACTACCACCGAAAGCACCAGAGCCTATGGCTTGTGCCCTACCTGCTATATCTGCTTTTGCTCCTTGTTCCTCAAGGTCTTGCATAGCTCTACTGACTACAGCATCTTCATATGGGTTCATAAAACTAGAAATACCTCTAGGGTCAAAACCTTGAGCAGCACCGCCTAATATATCAGTAGCTTGACCTAAAGTACCTTGACCTGTACGTATTCCCCCCAACCCTTCAAAAGTTGCGTCTCTTGCTAATCCTGGAACGCCTCTGAGTAAATTTTGTGCTTCGCCTATACCTTGTGCACCTGATAATGCACCTTGACGCATAAAATCTTGACCCTCCATAGCACTGCTTCTAGCGTCACTATAACCTTGCCTAGCCATTTGTGCTGCTTGATCAAAAAACGGTTGGTAAGAGCCTACGTTTTCACCAGCTAATTGCATACCCATACGTTCCGCAGGTGTAAAATCTGCTATCCTTTGACCTTGATAAGTGTAAGGTGTACCACCAGGAACGCCCATACTTTGTAACTGATTTACTAAGTTTTGATTTAATAAAGGCATTATACCAGGAACGTTTGCCCCTGGGATTCCTTTCATTAAGTCCTGATAATACTGCGGAGGTAGGGTTTCGCTACGTCCTGTTGTTACTTCTGCCATTATGCTCTTCCTAAGCCCATCATTTGAGCTTTGTTTTCATTCATATCCATCATAGCGTATAGTCTAGCTATACCCTTATCATGATCACCGTCTCCTATACCTTTAACAGACTGTTTAGTCATTACAAACTCACCGTCTGCTAGTAGTGCTGGTATAGTATCTTCATCACCTGAGCCTTCAGAGTCATGTGTTTCACCGCCATGTTCTCTTAAATCAACTTCTGGTAGTTCACCGCCATCAGCCAACCTCGCTATACCACCGTCTTTTACGTTAACTCTAGCGAACTCAGGAAACTCTAATTCGTATCTTTCTTTTTCTCTTAATAACTCAGCTATGGTGGAGTTTACTGGGTCATATGCGTAAGCTGAACTTAAACTAGGCATACTACCTGATATACCTGTACTTGAGCCTTGAGTACCATATACATCACTGAGCATAGCAGGAGTTAAACCCTCAGTTAAATACCCGCTTTGGTCAATCGGTCCAGGAGTCATGGCTGGTGTATCATCGCCTAGCCCACCAGTAATACTGTTTAATGCACTACTACCTATAATACCAGCACCTGCTTTTTGTAATGCGTTTAAGTCTTTAAAAGAATCGCCTATACTAGTTAATTCTAGTTTAGAACCTTCAGGTAAAAAACGATTGCCTACGTTAGCCCCTATGTTTTCAAAAAAACCACCTAATCCTTCACTTGAAACTCCAGGAGTACCAGCAAAAAATTTACCTCTTAGTCCTTCACCTGCTGGATCAAAACCGAAACCAGCACCTTTAAGCATACTAGCTCCAGCATAAATTTGTGCACCTGCTAGTGCTGCTTCTTTTAAATCTTCTCCTTCAGCTAAACCGCCTATGCCTCTACCTATACTAGCACCCATTACTGGACCAACTCCAGGAATAAATAGCCCTGCTATTGTGGCAATCTCTTTCGAGTTCTTTTTAACGAACCTCTTAATACTTTTAAATGCGCTCTTCAATCCGCCCATAAATCTATTATATATACAAGTTCACGAGCTGTATAGTTTATAAACAACTCATATACTTAATTATTTATACCAATCTCTATAGAAGTATCGCCGTCTAGGGCTACTGTAACTCGACCTACACTCGCTGTAGCCTCATAACCACGGTCTATTAACCTTTCTCCTATATCTAACCACTTATAACCGTTCCATACTTGTAATACTTCTACGTCTGTATTCCATATTAAACTACCTACGTTAAATTTTAGTGTATCACGTTCTGCTGTGGTTATTTGTCTAGTATTGTCAGGGTCGAATGTACCTAAATTAATCTCTAATATCCTAACTAACCTATTATAGATATCAGGAGTTACTACATCACCCATAGATACAGGTAGCCTAGTAGCTAAAAGTTTACTCATCTTCTACCGTCATTCCTTGTATCGATCCTAGTTGCTCCTAGTCTCCACCCAGTATCATCATTACCAGAATTAGTATTACCGTCATAAGATTCAAGCCTTAGTACGACTTGTCTAGCTCTGCCTCTTACGTGTGTTTGTTGTGTTGTACTACCTACCGCATTAGTGCTATTAATAGTGAGTGTATCTCCAGGAAAATCTCTAGTTTTTAAAACTATGTTTACTTTACCAGCCGAACTGTTATTTAAAAATTTTATGTCTGGTATAATTCTATTGATAAAAGCGAACTGTTCACCGTCGCCTATATCAAAATCACTGCTCTCAATAAATACATTAGTCATGGGGCTACCGTCATCGTTATAACCAAACTCATGTTCATATAAATAATTATTGCTAGTGGCTCTAGGGTAACTAACAGTACCCTCGTCAAGCCATGCAGTTCTGCTTAACTGACCGTAAGTCCAAACATTGTCATTAAAGTCATAAACTACGTATCTATCAATTTCTTCTGAGTCAGCTGAAGGATAAAACCAACCTACTTCATCATGTGCATTATTAGTAAACGCAAATATTTTATATGCTTGTCCTGCATTTAAATCATCAAAAACGTAACTCAGTACACTACAGGGTACTTTTTTTACACTACCGTTATAAATATAGAAATTATCATAACCCATCCAATAAACACCACTAGGTGAAGTAATAGCCCCGTTAGGAGATATGAGACCAGTATTATTGTTAATTAAATTTATACTAAAAGTAAATGGTGGTCCTATAAACTGCATACTGTATAAAGCAGTATCTGTCCATATAAGTGTTTCTTGTCTAGCTTTTACTGAACCAATTATTAAACTACCCTCAGACAATCTTAAACTACCAGCTGTATTAGTTTCTTTTGGCTCAAACTCTAATAAACTTTCTTGGTCACCAAACGCTACTAACATAGGATCAATAGTACCAGTTCTACTTGTTCCTGATATAGGGTCAGCACCTAAAACTATAATATGCCTGTCTGTTTCTGATACTGTAACACCTAAACACTTAGTAGGCACTAAATTAGCACCAGTTTGTGCTGTAAGTGCTTCAGCTCTAGCAGACACCCCGTCGCTAGTATCATGATAATATATAGCCCCGTTACGTACAGCTAATAACAAGTCCTCACCAAAGTGGTCATGTGACCATAAACGTAATTGGTTAGTGTCTGATAAAGCTGTAACTGAGCCAAAACCACCAGCTCCCCAAGTGCTTACACCCCAGCCTGTTGATTGTACGTAAGTATCAAGACCTACGTTTATTTGATATGCACCGTCTACCCCACTACCACCGTTTCCGCTATCACTACTATTAGCAGTAACTGTATTGCCGTCAGTATCTTTAGCTGTGAATGTGTAAGTATTAGTGGTAGGAACACTAGCTATTTGATATTCCTGATTTAAAACTGCTGCAGTTATATTACCACCTAAACTAGATGCTCCGCTTATAGTAACAAAATCACCCTGTACCGCCCCATGACTTGAGTCAGTCGCTGTTATAGTAGAGCTACCATCAGTAGCAGAAAAAGTAATGCCATCAGTAGTCGTGGCTCGTATGGGGGTAACATCATTAAAAGTATCTCCTTCATTTATATAGTATTTTAAATGTGTGCCTAAACCTAAAAATTTGCTACCGTTTAAAGATACCCAAGAGTGTAAAGCTCGACAAGTTCCTAAAAAACTATTTGGTGTATCTTTACGCCAACCGCCTATTTTTTCTGGTCTGCCTGCGTTGAAACGTACTAAGTTTGTATCAAACCACCCGCCCTCATTATCATAGGCTGTGCCCTCACGCATTATTCCAGGTTTGAATACAAATTTATTTAACGGCATATTAAACCTCGTGCCACTCTTTACCCTCGAATAATAAAGCTTCTGCTTCTCTTCTTCTTATTAAGCCTTGTAAAACTTTACCACCCGCTTTATTCCATCTTTTTATTTGATTAGGTACATCGTCCCATTCTTTAGTATTTAATTTTTGTAATAAAGTAGAAGAACTAAGATTAGAAGAACCTAAATTATATACCCACGAAACTAAAGCATCAAACTCATTTTGTTTTAGATCTACTTTAACCATATCGTTTATGTATCCTTCGTACTCTTCCATCTCATCCAGTAGAAGTTTATCAGCTTCTTCTTGTGTAATAGTATTGCCTTCTTCTACTCCTTTTGTTGAACCGTAACCTATTGTCCATACGCCCGCAGCACATTTATAGGCTTCAAGCTCACAGCCTTCAAATTTTTTTATAAGGGACAAACCCTCTTGTGATATTTTCATATTACTCCCCCTTGTCGTTGGTATGAGACGCCCCAAAATAGAACGAAATAATTGCACTTGCTAACCCTCCTAAGTAACCTAGCACTAAGTTAATCAGTGCTTCACTGTTTTGTTCTGGTGGTTGTAGGGTTACTAAAAATATATATCCTAAAAAACCACCTATAGTAAATAGACCTATAATACGAGCTGTCCAATCTTTACTGAACATGCCTCTAGCATTTTGTTTGTCAGCTACTTCTAACTTAAATACATCTACATCAAGTTCTTTCATCTGTACTTCAAACTCTTGCTCAGCTTTTTTCAACTCTAACATTTGTTCTGGTGTAGCGTTTTGTATAGCTTGTTGTATAGATTTTTGGTCATTAGATACGCCTAATACTTCAGCTATTTTACCCATAGCCATATTACCCATTGGTCCACCTAATGCTGTACCTATTGTTGGTGCTACTGCTCCTACTATGTTTTTTAATATTCCTTTCATATAATCACCGTTACGACCGCTATAGTTAATGCACCTATAAAACTAAATACGCCAAACGTAGCCATTTTTATAGTATTGTTTATAGAGGTTATTTCTTGTTTAATATCAGCAAACTCATTGAATGCAGTTTTCCAACGTTCTGCGTTTTCTTTTTTAGAAACTGCAAGATCTGCAGCCACGTCTTGAACACTTAAATCTTTTTTCATATTCATACCGTATATATAGTTAATGATTCTTTTTTACCTTTAACTTTAATTGGTTTTAACAATTTTAACTTAAAATCGCAACTTTTTTTAGTATTTTCCCCTATTATTAAATCTACACCTACTTCTTTAGTTGCTGATTCTAGCCTAGCAGCAGTGTTAACAGGGTCTCCTATCGCTGAATAATCAAACCTAGTTTCGCTCCCCATGTTGCCTACCACTGCTTTACCTGTATTAATTCCTATTCCTATAGCTACTCCTATGTCTGCTTTTTTCATATCTTCTATTATTTTTATTGCTGTTTTTATAGCTCTATTTTCATGATTAGGTAAATCTATAGGAGCATTAAATATAGCCATCATTGCGTCACCTATATATTTATCAACCATACCTCCATACTCTTTTACAGCATTTGATTGTATAGTTAAGGCTTTGTTCATAATTTCAGTAACTTGTTCTGGTTCTAATTTTTCTGATAAAGATGTAAAACCTCTTACGTCAGTAAATAAAAAAGTACAGTTTCTTTTTTCACCACCTAGTTTTAATAAATCAGGATTTTTCTGTAGTAATTTTATTTGTCGTGGATCGAGATAGTGTTCAAACTGTTTTTTAATTAATTGACGTAATTTATATTGTTGTCTAAAACGTAGGTAGAATGCAGTAGAAGCAGTTATAAATTCAGAAATTAATGTCCAAGTTACATCAATCAATATCCCTTTAGTTATAGAATAATAACCTAGAAAACCAGTGAGTATCATTACACCTGACGCAGTAACTATTCCTAAAGTTATACCTAAATATTGAAGTAAAAACCATATCAATACAATACCAAATAAAAATACAATTAATTCAACAGCTAGTGACCAGTCAGGTATATAAGGACTATTTTGTATCAGTATGGATTCAGCGAGTGCTGCTTGTATTTTGTGTGGCTCTAGTAAACCTACGGGAGTGGCAACTTGTGGCATAACACCATTAGCGGTAACACCTACAAACACAAATTTACCATTTACGTTCATTTCTTGTAAATCTGTTTGTGGCGTATCAACCCAACTAATCCATTTACGACCAAGACTATCTGTTTTGACTGGCGGTAAACCTCTAACAGCTATTTCTTGTACCCCGTTATCATTGGTTGTGATTATGTATGTTGGAGTGTTGGTTAAAATTTTTAAAACTTGTGTGCCGAAAGAAGCTGACCAACCGTTCGGGCTCTTAAGTAAGAGAGGAATACGCCTTACAAGTTGGTCAACCTCAGTAGGAGCTGTAGCAACACCTTGCAAAATATTTTCATACACATAATAGTTTTCTTTTATGCCTGTAGATTGTATACCGCCAGCATCTGGTCCTCTTATGACAGTTCCTGTTGTTTTAGGGTACACACCTTTACCGTTTTCAAACGTAGCCAAAACACTAGGTGCATAACCTAAACTGCTAACAAACCTACTATCACCACCCATTCTATCTGCTTGTGGGAATGATATGACCCAACCTACACCTAATGCACCTTTGCCTAGTAATTCAAGTTGTATGTTTGCTAAACGATCTCTAGGTAATGGATAACCGCCCTCACGTTCTACATCGTCCTCTGTAATATTGAGTATAACGAAATTACCTGATGGCTCTGGAGTTTTTATCAAAGCATCAAATGTTTTTAATTTAATTATTTCAGTAGGTGTACTTTGAAATAATAAAGGTAATGCTAATAATATTAATAATGGTATTATGTATCGTTTCATTTTAACTGCTCTGTTTTATAGTTATAACAGAATCACCGCCACCGTTTATTTTTACTGTATTTGAGACCCCATCTTGAATAAATATTACTGTATAACTACCCTCTACGTTTAAGTCGACCCTAGCGTTTTCGCTCACTTTTCTGCGTAAACTAATAGTTTGACCTGTAATAATTGTTGTAATTTGTGTATTAGCATCTTGACCTATCAGAGTTCCGCTTATGTTGATACCTGTAGCTAACGCTAATTGATCCTCCTCTTCTTTAATAGCAAGTACGTCAAGTATGTCTAGTAAATCTTCTAAAAAATTTACATCTAAATAATTTATATCTAGTTCTGTAAATTCTAAACTGTTGTCATCTAAAAAATCTTCTGCTAAATAATCAATATCTAAATCATTAAAGTCTAAAAAATTATTAGTTTTTACTACGTTAGACTCTTCTGTTAAAACTTGTTCCTCTTTAGGCGGGGTAACTATTAACATATTATCAATAATATCTAAACTTAAATCTAATACAACAGGTTTACTAGGTGCTGATTCAAACACATTAACTGTAGTAGCTTCGTAGGGCTTATTTAATATAACCGTACCCATAGCCGTAACTACTTCTATTTCACCGCTGGAGAGTCCTAGAGCGTCTGGTAATAGTATAATTAAACTTCTACCTAACTCATCTACGGTAGCCGTAAAATCTGTACCACGTATGGCGATATTCGCTGTGGGTGTGCTAAGTTTTATATTCTGTTTATCTATACGGTTTAAATTACCTGTTATAAATCTAGCTGTACCTAAAGCAAAATTAAGTGACATTTTTGATTTACTAGGGTCAGGGTCGTATATATACTCATCAATGAGTAGTTGTGAGTGTTCAGTAAGTTTGACTACAGACTCGTCAAGAAAAGTAATAGCCATTCTACCATTAGTAGTTATAGCTTCATCATTGCTTTGTATAGCAAATTCTAAATCAGCCTGATAAGGTTTATCCCTTAGTATTTGGGCGTTACCCCTTAATTCAGAAATATCACCTATATCAACAGCTTGTGCTTGTACCTTGGTCGTTTTGAATGACGCAAACAGTACCGTTATTACCGTTAGAAATAATCTTAAGCCAGTCATTATCTTGTGTACTTAATTGTTGTATATTAAATGTTCTAGAATTACCTGTCTGGTCTAAATAAAAATATCCACCAGCATAACCAGAACCTGTAAAGTTCAGAGTATTACTATCTCCATCAACATCAACATAAGAAGTACCACCATCATAATTTATGTCAAAATCAAAAGTGTTGCCATCGCCTTGTATAATCCAATCTAAATCTAACGTAGCAGCAAGAGCACTTGTGCCGTGATCTAAAGTAAATGTGTTAGTGCTACCTGTCACATCTACATTGTAATTAGAACTGTCTATACCATAAGTATTAGTTGGGTCACCCTGTATAGTAAAAGTATTACTATCACCGTCAAACTCAAAAAAACCTGTGATACTATCGCCTAATATATCGCCTAGAAATTTATTAGTGTCACCTAATTGATTTATATCTAGCGTTAAACTTAGCCCATCTAAATCTAAAGCAGTTAAACTACCTGCCGCAGAATTTAAACCACCTATTATATTTCCAGAACCAAGTTGTTCTAAATCTATATTAGCTGTTGCACCACTCTGGTCAACATATATTTCATTATCAGCCCCGTATAGCTTCGTTACACTCGTCGCCACAATCAGGCTTATCAATATCAATTGTTTCATATTTTTCCTCCCAGAAACCTTTAGCATACCCTATTTTTATGATTTCTAAAACTCCTGACTCTATAGCCCTTAAAAGTGCTAGTGTTGTGACTTCGTTTTGTGAGTCACCCATCTCTATTTCTACTAGCTCTGTACCTGCTTCAATAAACTTAAACACATCTTGCGACTGACCATAACTGTATATTTCTTTAGTTATTAGTACATCAATTAAAACTTCACCTGTGGCTACACTCACCATACGTAGAGAGATAGTAATATTATCTATTCTATACTGTTTACTAGAACCTATACCTAAATATCTAGCTCCTATACCACCACTTTTTATATTAGTGTCATAACCTATAACTGCACCTTCAACTAAAACACCAGCAAATAATAAAGGCATGAGTGGTTTAGCCCCATCTTTATCTTCATTTTGCTCTCTTGCTGAACGTATAAGTTGTCTTTCTTTAGTTAAATTATCTAAACCTACCCTTTCTGCTACTCTAAAAAATTTACCGTTAGAAGCGTTTTTAAGTGAACGTATTAGTAAATGATTGGGTGCTTGTGTTAAAGCTGTACTGAATAGAGCAAACTCACTATTACTTTTACGTTGACCTGTTTGATCAGTAAAACTATTAGGGTAAACTGCTACTACTATAGGTACTTTAGGTTGAGCTACATTAAACAGCTCCTCAGACTGTGCTTGTAAAACGTTTGGTAAAGTTTCAGTAGTTGTAAGACTTTTATCTACAGGTGTAAGGCTACAACTAGAAAGTAAAATTACCAACGGGTAAAGATATAGTCGTAACATTCCCATCTGCATCTGTTATAGTTAAAGTTATTATTCCATCAACAACGCTGTATTTAATAGTGTTGCCTTCAAGGGTTAAAGTACCCTCTGTACTGGGAGTTTCCCCAAATAAATTTTCTACTAATTGTCTAGAAAGTTGTGCATAAATACGACTCTCGAGGTTCCTGATAAAACGAGCTAGAGTAGTATTTTCTTTATCTCTTTCTATTTGTTCTTGTAAAGCTTTGATTTCTGCTTTCAATGCTTCTTTACGGTTAAACTCTTGGTTTTCTATAGTCAGATAGTGACTTGACGTGCCTATGCCACTAAAACTAGGATTTTTAAATTTAAAAGTTATAGTGTCTGCCCATAAAGGATTAGTTAAAAGTGCTAGAAAAAAGAAAATACCTAAAGCAAATGCTATTCTATATATCCAAATATTGTCGTCAGTCTTTTCTTTGGTCATCTCTACTCGCTTTAGCTATTTTATTACTGTCTATAAGTTGTGGTACACCTAGTATAGTTTTTACTAACGTATCTTGCCTTATAATTTCATTATCTAAACTACGTACTCTATCTATTAAGGCTACTAATATACCGTGTTGTGTATCTAATTTAGTTCCTAGCCTTTCTTCTATTGCTGCTATCTGTCCTTCTACTTTTTCATCAACGGTGTCTAGTTTAGTTTCCATGCCGTCAACTATACGCATGATAAGTTTATAAATAAACCACCCAAGTCCTAATGCAGCAGCAATAGGAAAACCAACTTCTTGTATTAAAGTAACGGCTGATTCCATTAGTAATCACCCCAAACTTTTTTCTTTTTGCCTCCGTCATATTCTACGGCATGACCCTCTTTTATTAACACTTGGCATATATCTCTGCCATCTTCTGTATAAGGTATGCCTAATATACGACCATACTTGCCTTTACCTAAAGATTTAACTTTTAAAGTACCTATACACAATTCTTTTAATCGTGCTTTTGCTGCTAGACCTAGTTTCTTTTCTGCTAAATCTCTAGTTCTACTTTCAGGTGTATCTATACCTGCAAGTCTGACACGCTGTTTATGTAGCTTTACATCAAAACCTAAATCAAGACAACAATCAAAAGTATCGCCATCTACTATACGTTCTAATGTAGCGTTATAAACAAACGCATCAGGTGATTTAGCCATTAGGATTTTTCAGATTTTTTCACTCTTTTAGTAGTCCAAGCTTCATTTACATCAGGTGTAGATTTATCATCAGCTACGTAGTGTCCTTTTTTGTTTCTAGCTCTTACTTTTACTTTTTCAGTACCAGTAACTTTGCTCCACATTTTTTCTAACCAACTCATCCTTTATCCTTTGCTTTTAAAACATTTAGTGCACACCAATCTATTACTTTGTATAAGTAGCTAAACCAATGGTCATCTTTAGGGGTTGGAGTTATTGCTGCTATAACTGAAGCTATAGATATAATTGCTGTAATCCAAACTATAATATTAGCCCACATCATTTTTTCTCTCCTTCAGATTTCTCTGAGTCAAGTATTTCATCTGCTTCTTTTTTAGTTTCCTGTACCAAAGCTTGCTGAAACACGTTTAAACTAGCTTGTACTTGATCTAATTCAAATTCAAGCCTACCTTTTTTATTTAATAAATCTTTACATTGATTTGTTAAATAAATTTGTTTTTGAGTCATATCTGACTCTTTAATTTCAGTACCATCTACAACGATACTATTATCCACATTTGACATAATTACACCTCCTCAAGTGTTTAGTCTTGTTAACTGTTTGAAGTTATGTACGTTTTACCTACAGTGATAGCGTTAGTACAATCAGTTTTTTTACTACTTGATGACCCTTTTACATTAGGCGTTTCATCATCACTATCAACAGGTGCGTATTCTAAAATAGTTTCTAAATGGTCAACATTTCTTTGTACCATCTCATTTATTTCAGTTTGTGTCATACCTGTTACTTCCCAACTGCCACCATTTACACCATTAATTAAATTAACGCTGTCCATAGCGTGATTTAAACATTCTGTAACTGTTTGTGCCATATTATTCTCCTTCGTTTAATTTAGCTTTTAATTCTTCTACTTGTGCAGAAAGTTCTTGTACTGCTTTAATTAATGGAAATACAAACATACTTTCACTAATCATTTGCATACCATCTTTTTCTTCAGACCAACCAGAAAACTCATCAATACCAAGTTTATCAAGGACTGATTTAACTTCTTGTGCAACTAAGCCATGTTGTAAATCTTCTGTATTTCTTTCTGAATGTTCACATCTAAGTTCTTCTGGTACATCTTCTTGTTTTTTCCAATTATATGTAACTGTTCTTAACTCATTTATAAAACCTAAACCTAAACTATTATCTTCTATATTTTCTTTAAGTCTTTCATCTGAACTATGCGACCAAGTAGCATTTGAACCCCATGTATTAGTAATAAATGTACTACCATTACCAATTTTAATTGTGTTACCTGCTGTAGCTTGTAAAGATGTACCAAATGTAAATCTACTACCAGCATCGCCAGTATCAACATCATTACTATATCCTACAGATACATTACTACTACCTGTTGTTACTGAGTCGTAATTATTATGTCCAATCAAAGTATTGTTAGCACCAGTTGTAACATTCATTCCTGCTCTATAACCCATAGCTACATTATTGCCTGATGTAGTTAAATCCTCTAAACATTCAAAACCAATAGCAATATTTGAATCACCAGTAGTAGCTTGTAGCATAGCTCTAGCACCGATTGCTACATTACCACCACCAGATGTTGTTAATGCACTCATAGCATTTGTTCCAATAGCAGTATTAGAACCACTTGTTGTACAAGCATCAAGTGCATTTACGCCCATAGCTACATTAGAACCACCTGTGGTATTACTTAATAAAGCGTTGAGTCCTACACCAACATTACTTGTGCCACTTGTATTAGCTCTCAAACTATGTTTACCAACTGCTGTATTTTCAGCAGCAGTATTGTTTTCTAATGCTTCAACACCTATAGCAACATTACCTGATGCTGTTGTAGTATCGAGCAAAGCTGCTCTACCTATAGCAACATTATCACCACCAGTTGTTAATTTACCTGCAGCTTCATAACCAACAAGAGTATTGTTAGAACCTGAAGTAATAGCATCTCCACTATATGCACCTAGTATTGTATTCTGTGCCCCACTTGTAACGCTTAATCCTGCATTTCTACCTACAGCAGTATTATTTTCTGCTGTTTGTTGAGCACTTAAAGTTCCATAACCTAAACCTGTATTAGATGAACCTGTTGTACAAGCATCTAAAGCAAAAGTACCTACTGCAGTATTAGCTGTGCCTGTAGTATTTACTTCCAAAGCACCTGCACCAACTGCAGTATTGTTAGAAGCTGTAGTATTACCAGCTAGTGCATTATGACCACACGCAGTATTACTTCCACCTGTAGTATTGTTTTCTAATGAAAAACTACCAAAGGCAGCATTTGAAGCACCTGTAGTGTTGTCTGTTAAAGCATCATAACCTACTGCTGTAACATTAGATGCTGTAGTGTTTGCATCTGCTGCATTAGTACCAACTGCTGTATTCTGAGTGCCTGTAGTGTTTGCATTTAGAGCTACTCTACCAATAGCAACATTATTAGATGCTGTGGTATTAGACTCTAATGCAGAATTACCTATGGCTGTATTATCGGTACCAGTTGTATTAGCACCTAAAGCAGTTTGACCAACAACGGTATTACGATTACCTGTT